TCTACGGACCCGATGTATGGTTCGGTGACCCCAACTCATGCTGCGACCTACCGCGGCAACTCACGAAATACCACGTCACGGTTAATCTACCAGGCCACGTCACCGCCCTGGAAAAGCACCGTGAGAAAGCAAGGTCCTTCCACCTCACCGACCGCAACACTCCTGTCATCGGACCCCTGGTCCGGAAGACGGTCGAGATCTTCGGTGAGGTAGGGATCACGGATAAGACGCAGGGAATGCGCAAGTGGGACTCAGAGGGGGATGTCAGCGTGCAATACCCCAATGAGGCTCAGGACTGGATGGTTGACTACGCAGTCAACTCCCTGGCGAAGTACTCGTTCGACTTCGAGATGTTCGACAGCTGGATCGCGGGCGCCAACGCCCACACCATCCTTTCCCCCCCGCTCTGCGGGGAAATCCTCGCACCAAAGACGAAGGTTAAGGTGCATGTCGACGGCGAGATAGTTCGCCCCAAGAAACCTAAACAGAAGAACGAACCGGCGGAAGCCCCCAAGAAGAAGGGGAGACGCCGGCGCAGACCAACCAACTCGTAGTTGGTTGGGACCCGGGTTATGCACCGGGCCCTTACTTGGAGGGCCCGTTCAGATTCAACCATACTTGGTGCATCGCCCTGAAAATCTGACAATGGCTAGACGCAACCGTCAACGCAAAGCAGGAGGCCAGCCGCGCGTGCTCAACGCACCCGCCGCGAGGGCCCAGGCACCCAACCGCCCGACCCGCCTACCTCCTGTACCCTTCACCGGGACCGAGCGACTACTGTCGCTGGCACCCACGCCAGACGACGGGGGATCTTTCATCAGATCCTTCGCTTGGAACCCCGGGCTCGCGGAAACTTTCTCCGTGGGGCACTTCCAAGCGCAGAACTTCGACAAGTACGAGATGGGTAGTCTCAACTCCATCAGTTACACGCCCGCGTGTTCCACTCTGACATCTGGCAGCGTGTACATCCTGATCGACTACGACCCTAACGACCCTGCGCCCCCCACCGAAGAAGACTTTGCTGACAACGAACTGACGAAGACATGTGCTCTCTACAGCAAGATGTCTGCCCAGATCGAGCTCCAGCAGCTCGACAAATGCAAGATGCTGATTCGCACGGGACCGTCCCAGACGGACAAACTGCTCACTGACCCATGTGCCATCCACATTGGCGCCTTTGGATACGGCTCTGACGCTGTGACCAACGGCCTAACATTGGGTCACTTCCA